ATAGGCAAAGCAACGTTCGTACATTTATTAAAATTAAAGATTATGTGGAAAATCACACTAGAACAAGGACAACAACTATTCTTCACTTCAGATACTCACTACAATCATACTAACATTTGTAGAGGAATAACTAACTGGAGAAGACAAGACGGATCAATTCCAGTAGATCAAACTAGAGACTTCCAAACATTGGAACATATGAACTCTACTATTGTTAATAACATTAACGAGGTAGTAGGTCAAGATGATATCCTAATTCACTTAGGTGATTGGTCATTTGGTGGATTTGAATCAATTAAAGAATTCAGAGATAGAATTATATGTAAGAATATCTACTTACTATATGGTAATCACGATCACCACATTGAAAATAACAGACAAGGTATTCAAGGTATATTCACAAATACATCTCAATACCAAATGTTAACTGTTTATAATCACAAAGGTGAAAATAAATTAGAATTCGTATTGATGCATTATCCAATTACTAGCTGGCATAATATGAATAAGGGTAGATTCCATTTATTTGGACACGTTCACTTACCTGCTAACAGAAAAATAATGGGTGGTAGAGCAATGGATGTAGGAATGGATGGTAATAATCTAACTCCATATTCATTAAATGAAGTAGTAAAATTACTTAAAGATAGGGAGGTCAAAGCAACTAGTTTACCTTCAGATCATCACGAAGAACGTTTAAAAGGAGAACAATAATGAAAGAATTGATATTACTTAGAGGATTACCAGGTGCGGGTAAAAGTACATTAGCCAAAAGAGTATGTAATCAACATATTGAAGCAGATATGTTCTTTATGAAAGATGGAGAATATAAATTTGATCCTACTAAACTAAAACAAGCTCATGAGTGGTGTAGAGAAAAAACTGAAATGTGGATGAGAGATGGTTATAATGTAGTTGTATCAAATACATTTACTCAAGAGTGGGAAATGGAAAATTATTATAAATTAGCAGAACAATATGGTTATAGAGTACATTCGATTATAGTAGAAAACAGACATAATGGAGTGAACGAGCATGGTGTACCTGCTGATAAGTTAGAACAAATGAAAAACAGATTTCAAATAAAATTATAGTATGGAAAATGTAAACAGCTGCTGCTATATAGCAAGAATAGACGAAATAAAAGAAATACCAGGTGCTGATAACATTGAACAAGGTGTTATTGGAGGGTGGAACTGTATCATCAAGAAAGGTGAATACAAGGTAGGCGATTTAGTTGTAGTAGCAACTACTGACGCTGTCATCCCAGTTGAATTATCAGACGCTATGAATGTAACTAACTACCTTCGTAAAGGTGGTAGAGTTAGAACTGTTAAATTGAGAGGAGTATACTCAGAATGCTTGATTATTCCATTAAAATATGGGCCTAGAGCAATTATATCTGAAGGACAAGACTTAATGTCATTGATGGGTATTTTCAAATACGAACCACCAGTAAAACAAATCCAATTAGCATCAGGTAGAAAGATTAGATATCAAGACAATCCTAACTTCCTAGTGTACTACAAGTTCCCTAACATGAAAAATGTTACTGGAATGTTTACTGAAGAAGATGATGTTCAAATCACTAGAAAGATTCACGGTACAAACGCTAGATACGGTATTGTAAAGAAAACTAAATTATCATTCTGGGGTAAAGTAAAGAAATTCTTTAGATTAGCTGATAAGTGGATTGATTATGAATTTGTAGTTGGTTCTCATAATGTTGAGAAAGGATCTGATTCACAAGGTTTCTACGATACTAATGTGTGGTATGAAATAGCTGACAAATATAATATTAAGGAGAAGATGTGGAACTATGTTAAAATCTATAGTGAATATGATTCAAAAGCATGGCCTGGAGTAGGAGTGGTATTGTATGGAGAAATCTATGGTAAAGGTATTCAAAAAGGATATGATTATGGATTGGATGAAATCAAATTCGTAGGGTTTGATGTAATGGAAAACGGAGAATACTTAGATACACTCAATACTAAATTAGTTATTAGAGATATACTTGAATTACCACATGTTAAAGAATTATACATTGGTAAGTGGTCTCAAGAAATTCAAGATGAATTTGTATTCAACAATTTCATTGATGGAACTAAAGTACCACACGAAGGTATTGTTGTAAAACATACTAGTGGGGAAAGAAATAAAATAGCTAAAGTAATCAATCCAGATTATCTTATCTATGGAGAAAAACACGACATTGGGGACTCTCATTAAAAGGCAGAGTCCCTTTTGTATATTCACGCTATGAAATTACCAACGCTATACAAACGCGCCGTAAACGGCAAAATCAATCAATGGGAAGTAGAAGTTAAAGACGAATGCTTCAGAACAATATCAGGTTATACTGATGGGGTTAAAACAACATCTGAATGGACTTGCTGCGAAGCCAAAAACATAGGTAAGAAAAATGGTACAACCGCAGAAGAGCAAGCACTTGCGGAGGCTGTCGCCTTGCACCGCAAAAGAAAAGAAACAGGTTCATTTGAAACCATAAGCGAAATAGACACACCAATCTACTTTAAACCAATGCTCGCTCACGATTACAATGATTACAAAGATAAAATTGCATATCCAATATTTAGTCAACCTAAATTAGATGGTGTTAGATGTATTGTTAGATCAGATGGAATGTGGTCTAGAAACGGTAAACAAATTATTTCAGCACCCCATATATTTGAATCACTTAAACCAATATTTGAAGCGTTACCTGATTTGATATTAGATGGAGAATTGTATACTGATAAATTAAGTAACGATTTCAATGCTATTATTTCATTGGTTAGGAAAACTAAACCAACAACTAATGATTTAAAGTTAAGTGCTGATATAATTGAATATCACATTTACGATGTACCAAGTATCGATTTAACATTCGCAAGACGATTTTCATTCCTGAATAAAATCGATTGGCCTAAGTGCTGTGTAATAGTACAAACAGATCAAATCGATAATGAAAATGACTTATCAGCATATTACTTCGACTATATGAGTGCTGGTTATGAAGGACAAATGCTTAGAACAAATTCATTATATGAAAATAAACGTTCTAAATCATTATTGAAACATAAATCATTTCAAGATGGAGAATTTACAATATTAGGAGTTGAGGAAGGAAAAGGTAATTTAAGTGAAAAGGTGGGTCGTCTTAATTTTGAAATAAATGGCAAACCATTCGATTCAGCAGTAAACGGTGATTGGGAATATTTAGCTGAACTGTGGGAGAAAAGAGATGAATTAATAGGTAAAACAGCTACAGTGAAATACTTTGAATTGACAGAAGATCAAATTCCTCGATTTCCTAAAGTGATTAATATTGATCGAGAAGCATATGAGTAGATGGTATTCCTAGGTTCGGTCTTTTCCATTTTCATATATTTATTATCATGGTAAAAATATATGTAATAGAAAAAAATAATCAACCTATATATGTAGGTAAAACAGTTGGATTTAGTGTGAGATTATATTATCATAGAAAAAAATTCGGAAAAGATATTACTTGGTACTTTATAGATGAAGTAAATGATAATGAGTGGAAATTTTGGGAATGTCATTATATTGATTTATTCATCAGTCAAGGGTATAAATTAGAAAATAAAAATAAAGGTGGTGGTGGTCCTTCTAAACATACTGATGAAGTAAGAAGGATAATAAGTGGGAAGAAAACGGGAATGAAATATAATATAACTGAAGAAAGTAGAAGAAGTAAAAGTGAAAAATTAACGGGGATTATTAGAAGTAAAGAAACTCGTGATAAAATAGGACTAACAAAGATTAAACCTGTTATCCAATATACATTAGATGGAGTTAAAATTAAAGAATATAATTCTATAAAAGAAGCAGGAGAAAATGTTAATGGTAATCCTATTTTCATATCAAATATAACAGATCACCCATATAAAACAGCTTATGGGTTTAGATGGAAATATAAAATTTGAGTAGGCAAAATAAAGTTTATAAATTTAGGTTATGGAAAAAGAATTTGTAACATACGAACAAGCATTAGCTTTAAAAGAA